CGCATGAAGGCCTGGAACGCGGCCCGCTGGCCCCCGTCGCGCCACAGCAGCGTGTACAGCCACCACGCGCCCTCCGAGTACCGCCGCGCCGGCGCGGCCTGCACAAGGCCGCACAGCGCGTCGTCGTAGAACGCGGCGTTGCCCCGGTGCGCGGCCAGGATGCCCGGCAGGTGGCGCAGCTGGGCGAGGCCGATCGTCGCGGCGACGTCGTTCATGTGGAACTTGTAACCCCAGTCGCCGATGTCGGCGGCGACGCGGGCGTCGGCCTGCTCGGCGTCCCGGTCGATGCCGTACCAGCGCAGCAGTTTCCCCCGCCGGTAGTTTCCCGCGTCCCGGGTGGTGAGGATGCCGCCGTCGATGGTGGTGATGTGCTTGATCGCCTGCAGGGAGAAGCAGGTGAAGTCCGCCGCCGGTGACCCGACGGGTTCACCGGCCCACTGGGCGCCGAGGGCGTGCGCGGCATCGACGATCACCGGGATGCCGTGCCGGGCACCCAGGTCCATGAGGGCGGTCATGTCGCACGGCTGCCCGCCCCAGTGCACCGCTAGCACCGCCCGCGTGTCCGGGGCCAGTTTCCGTTCGGCGTCCAGCGGGTCGATGTTCCCCGTCGCGGGGTCGATGTCCGCCCACACCGGCCGCGCGCCCTCCGCGAGGACCGGCAGCACGGTGGCCGCGCAGGTCATCGGCGTGGTGACCACGCTGCCGCCGCGGGCACCGGCGAGGCGCAGCGCCAGTTGCAGCGCCGACGTGCCCGAGTTCACGGCGAGGACGTTCCGGTTCCCTGCCACCGGCGCCAGGGCCGCCTCGAACTCTTCGACCTTCGGGCCCTGCCCCACCTGCCCGCTGTACAGGACATCCCGCAGCGCGGGCAGGAGTTCCTCCTCCGGGGGCATGTGCACCCGGAACAGGGGGATCAGGTTTGCTGCCAAGGGCCGCCGCCGGGGTCGCCGTAGTCCGTGCGGAACAGGGCTTCCGACCCGCCGGGGACGTCGTCGGCGACTTTCGCCCAGCCGCCGGCATCGCCGGACCCGTCGGAGGTGTCATACGGCTGCCAGTCACGCCCCGGGGGGCTGACGATCGGGTCCGGTGCGTCAGGCACTGGGGGTCCCCTTCCACGACACCGGCGACGGCGAATACGAGGTGTCGATGCGCCGCGGCGGGGAGCCGACCGCCACATCCTCCATCGGCCCCACCGCCGGGTCCGCCGCCTCTTTCGCGGTGGGCATCGGGTCCACCGGCACCGACCCCGGCGCCGACATCGCGTTCTCGTTCGAGCTGGTGGTGTTCCCGCCGGACATCGACGACACCCACAACGACGTCTTCGCCAGGGGCAGCCCGGACAGGTCCTGCATTACGGCTGCACCGCCCGGCCGCCGCGCAGCACCCGGCCGCCCCCGGCGCCGGTGCCGTCGGGCATGTTCCCCGCGATACCGGGCAGCTGCGGGCCGCCGCCGTACGACCCGTCGATCGCCTGCGTCCAGTCGTTATGACCGGAAATGTTGTCCTGCACGGTGTCGGTCTTGTTCGTCCCCGAGATCGCCGACCCCGGCCGCGTGTACGTGATCGTGTCAGCGCCGCCCGGCAGGTTCTGCGCGCCCATGCTGCCGGGGGAGCCGGTGTCCGCGGTCTGCGCCGGGGTCAGCCCGGAGATCCCCTCGTAGTTCTGCCCGTCCTCCAGCGTCGGGTCGGGCTGGTTCGCCGCGCCGGGGCCGCCGGGGGCACCGGTGCCCTGCGGGAGCGCGACGCCGAACAGGGAATCCGCGTAGTTCCCCGGTTCCAGCGTCGGGTCCAGGCCGGCGATCTTCACGCCGGTCGCGGCCTGCGGCGGCGACTGGCTCTCGTCGCTACCGCCACCATCGGGCGTCTGATGCGGAGGCAGGTTCGCCATCGGGTTATCCCTTCCACTGGAACAGGGTTAGCTTGCCTGGCGCGCGCCCCGCGCACCCATGAACCCGGGGCGCGCGCCAGCGTTGGGGGTCAGCCGCCCTTGAACGCCTTGACCGCCGTGGTATCGACGAGGGTTCCGTCGCCGCGGAGCAGGCAGCGGAAGCTGATCAGGTCCGTGTCGAACTTGAAGTCGTCGGACCGCTCGAACCGTATCCCGCCCACCAATCGGACGAAGAACTGGGCGAAGTCGCCGAAGAACAGGGAGAAGTTCCCGGTGGCGACCGACTGGACGTACGGGTCGGCCACCAAGGGCTTTCCCAGGAGCAGGTCCGGCGACCCGAGGACCGTGGACGGTTCCCACACCGGCCGCCCGACCGTGTCGGTGAGCTTCCGCAAAACAGCCACTGTTTTGTCCGCGCACATCCAATAGCACGACCTGGACTGGCGGTACGGGGCGATCACCGAGTACTCCATGTCCACCAGGTTCGCGTACGTGGGGCCGCCGGTGACCCAGTTGACCCCGGTCGGGCCGGTGGCGGTCGTCGGGCCCGTCACGCCCGGGCTGGCGGAGGTGGCGAACGTCAGCCCGGAGGGGACGGTGCTGCCCGCGCCGAGGATCAGGTCCGACCCGAACGCGTTCCCCACCGCGCGGCCGGCCTGCATCGCCAGGTAACCCAGCAGGTCCACGGAGTTGTCGTCGATCAGCTCGCGTGCCACGTAGATGGTGCGGCCGTACTTGTACGCCGACAGGGTCGTCTGCGCGAACGTCGGGTCACCCGAGGTGATCTGCGCGCCCTGGCCAAATACCGCACCGGACACGTGCGCGGTCGCCTTCGGGATCTGCAGCGTCTCGCCGCCGCTGGTGTTCAGCACTGTCGGCCCGGCCTGCATGATGCCCGACACTTCGATCAGGTAGGCGATCAGGCGGTCGTAGAAGTCCGTCGGGACCACGCCGGTGCCGGTGCCGGAGTTCGACAGCAGGGTACGGACTTCTTCCATGCCGAACGTGCCGCCCTGGTGCTTCACCTCCAGCGACCGGGCTGCGCCCTGCGCGCCGCGGATCAGCGCGCGGATCTCCGCGTTGATGTCCCGCCCGTCGGAATCCGCCGGGTGGGAGTACCCGTCGGTGCCGCGGCGGTACTCGGCGGGGCGGCGGCCGATCGCGTCGAACGCCTTGTCCGTGTCGGACTGGCGCCGTTCCGCGGTCAGGACGCCCTCGAGCTGCCCGTCGACGCGGTCCATCTCCTCCATGAGCCGCTCCCACGTCCCCTGCTCCTCCGGGGTCATGTCACGGTTCTCGGTGGCCGCGTCCTCCACGTACTTGCGGGCCTCGGCCCACAACGACTGCCTGCGGTCCTGCAGGCGCTTCGCAACCTCGCTTGCCACGGCGGCTGCTCCCTTCCAAGGGGTGGGTGAATGGTTGCCGTGCGCGGCCTCGGTTGCGTTGCCTGAAACCGCTATTCAGTTGTCCTGCGGGGAAGTCAGTCCAGCGGGGGGCCGAACCGCTTCTCCATCAGCTTCATCATCGCCGCCGCGCCGGTGACCTTCGGCTGGTACGACGGCCGGTCGGTGCGGGCGAAGAACCGGCGCAGCTCATCCGCCGCGGCCATCGACCGGACCTCCTCCAGCGGCGCGGACATCGCCGCCGCCAGCGACCGCAGCCCCGCGGTCGCGTCCGGGTACGCCGGGTCCAGCACCGGCGCCACGTCCACCAGCTCCACATCGTGCAAGACCCGCATCGGGTAGTTCTGGTCCGTCGTGGACCACTCGTCGCCGCCGGCCGCGCAGCGGAACGCGAACGAGGAGAACCGGATGTCACGGCGCTCCACCAGCTCCAGGATGTCCGCGCGGGACTGCGGCGGCAGCACCGAGTAGTCCAGGCCGACCCCGTCGGTGGACAGCTGCAGGTACCCGCTGGCGGACGTGCCCAGGACCATGTTCGGGTCGTGGTTGTACCGGCAGACGACGTTCGGCCAGCTGTCCGCCCGGGACCGGTTGAACGCCCCGGTGCCCACCTTCTCCACGAACCCGCCGAGGTTGCGGGACAGCACGTCGAACACCGCCCCGTACCCGCCGATCCGCTGCCCGTCCGCCGCCGTGCGGACCTCGATCACGCCGGGGGTGAACCGCCGCTCCGTCTCCCCGCCGTGCGACCGGCCGCCGTTGTCACTGGCCACGTCCGCGCCGAGTTTCTTCATCGCGGCCCGGATGCGGTCCTTCACCTCGGACAGGGTGACACCGTTCATCGGGTACTGCGAGGCGTTCTTCGGCATGTTGATGTACGCCCACGCCGCCCGGATGTGCTCTTCGGTGTCGATGGGGTACTTGCCGTTCTTGGGGTCGGCATAGGTGACGTTGCCGTACGGCTTCTTGCTGCTGCTGCTGTCAGCCATGCCCGTTTCCGTTTCCTTGGTTTACCGGCTGCTTACCGTTAGGGGACGCCTGCCCGTTGCTCGCGGCCGGGGCCTGCGTCGTGGGGTAGATCGGCGGCGGCGGCTGCGCCACCTGCGCCTCCTTCGCCAGGGTGAGCGCCTGCTCCCTGGCCAGCGTGTCCGCCGGGCTTTCGGTGACAAGGTTCTCGAACGACTTCGGGATCTCCTTGATCCCCCGCGCCATCGCCACCAGCACCTGCAACGGCAACGGGTCATCCCCGACCGCGCTGCTCACCAGCGGCAGGCCCTCCGCCCGGGCCACGTCGTTCTGCGTCATCACCCCGACATCCCGCGCCGTCCGGTACACGTTCCACCGCGTCTCCGGCGTCATCCGCAACCTGGCGTCCCGGTTGAACTGCATGTACTGCGACGCCGGCAGGTACTCCGCCAGCGCCTCCTCCAGCCGCACCAGCCACGGGTCCAGGGAATCCTGGATGAAACCGATCTGCTCCGATTCCACGTTCGAGTACCGCATGTCACCCGTGGACGTCGCCCCGCCGACCTTGTGCGCGGGCACCCCGTAGATCGCCGCGATCTGCGTCGCGTTCATCTGCATCGCATTCAGGAACTGCGCCTCATCCGGCGGCACCACGATCGGCGTGTACTCCCAGTCCCGGCCCAGCACCAGCGGCTCCCGGTTGCGCTGCACCGCCACCAGCTTCCGCCGGATCACGTTCGACTGCTCTTCCTCCACCTCATATTCGGCGTTCTTGAACACCCCCGGCGGCGCACCGCCGGACTTGTACCACCCCGCGCCGTACGCCAGGGCGTCCATGCCGGACTCGATCAGCATCTGGAAGTGGCGGATCACCGACACCCCCCGCGTCTGCCCGGGGACCGTGAACGCCCGCACCAGCAGCAACTGCTCCCGCGGCACCGTCTTCCCGGCGTAGTAGAACCGGGTCTTCGCCGGGTTGAACGGGGAAGAGTCCTGCACCGCCATCAGCTCCGGCGGCAGCCATTCGACAGTGGTCGGGAATCCATACCCGTCGGTTTGGGTGATCAGCCCGAACGCCGTCCCGTCCAGCGCCGCCGACGAAACGTACTGGTACTTCCAGTCGAACTTGTTCAGGAACGCCGACGGCTTCGACAGCAACTGCCCCAGGGGCATCTTCACCTGCTGGTCACCGGCGTCGCGGAACTGCTCCCACGGCAACTGCGCCACGCCCTCAGCCAGCACCCGCACACACGAATACACCGGCTGCAACCGCAGCGCGCCGTCGATGCCGCCCGCACTGTACTGACGCGACGGGTGCAGCGGGCCGCCCACATCAAACCTTACGTACGGGTCATCCCACGGGCGCCACGGCACCCCGCCGATCGCCCGCGACTCCGCCCGCGCCGCGTTCACCCGGTCAAGAACACCCACAACGTCACGCACCCAGGCGCTTGGCCGCGTCGCGCCAGTGATCCCGCTCCGCCGTCAGGCTCGTGATCTGCCGGCCCCGCGACGGGCCGTGCTCGGCCTCCCACCCCACCCGCACCGCCGTCCACGACCACGCGAACGCCAGCCACAACACGGCGAACGCCCGCGACGTCACCCACCCCAGCCCGAACAGGACCGCGGCGATCAAGGTGAGGACCGCGCGGCCGAACTTGACCTGCTTAGCCTGCTCGGTGATCTCATCAACCGGCACCCGGTCCAGCACTGCGGTCATCCAACGCTCCTCAGCAGGTCATACGGTGCCAGCCGCCCGCGGCCGAACTTGTTGAACCCCCACAGCGCCAGCGACGCGCTCACGATCGGGCCCAAGTCCACGACCAGGTTCTTCCGGTCCCACGCCAGCGCGTCCGACAACGGCCGCGACGTCGCCCCCGCCAGCGACCGGTCCAGGGACTCCTGCCCCAGATGCCGCAGCCCCTTCGACGCCACCGCGTCACGGAACTGCCCGAACGCCTGCGCCGCATCCCGCGCACTGAACGGGCTGGCCACCTCCACCCCCGCCTTCAGCAGGCCCTCGATCAGCGCCCCCGCATGCGACGACGGGTCCACCACGATCGCGCACGGCCGGTGCCGCTTCCGCAACTCTGCAAGCCGCGGCACCACCCAGTTCACGTCCCGGTGGTGATCAACCACCTCCACGTGCGCCCGGCCATCCGGGCGCAGCCCGCACGCCGAAATCGTCGCCCACTGCTTGTGCGGCGCCACCAGCGTCACCTCAGCGCCGAAAGCCACCGGGTCACCCGCCGAGCTCGACGGGTCCGCCAGGGCGTCCCAGTCCTCCCGCGGGATCACCTGCCACGCATCCGCCAAGTCCGTCGGGTACATCCCCACCCCCAGCCGCTCCCGCGCAAACGCCCCCGCGTCCAAAGAAGCCCGCTCCAGCCCGATGTACTCCGGCGAAATCCTGATGCCCATCCCCGGATTCGCCCGCGCCCAATCCCGGGGATCCGCCGGATCGTAGTCATCCGGGTCCACCGACCACTCGAAAAACGCCAGCGACCCGTCCCCGCCGGCCAGGCCGCGCGCCCGGATGCGGCCCAGCTGCACCGACGTCGGCTCACCCGCCGTCGAGGTGTACCACACCTGCGGATTCGGCCTGGTCGACAGCGTCGGCAGCATCGACGCCATCGCGTCCTCAGAGATGTTGAACGCCTCGTCCAGAATCACCAAATCGGCGGCGAACCCCCGGCCCGCGCCCGCCGACCGGGCGATGAACCGCAGGCGGCGCCCGTTCCTCAGCTCAATCGACTCACTGCCGTGCGACCGGATCACCTTCGCCACTTCCCGGTGAAAGTCCGGATTGTTCTCGATAAGCCCCAGAATCCGCCGGAAAGCATCCGCAGCCGTATCAAACTTGTGCGCGCTGTGCAGGATCAGCTCCACCCCGCCGAACAGGAACAACGCCGCCAGCTCCAGCGCCTCAATCACGGAGCCCTTACCGTTCTGCCGGCTGACGATCAGCCCCGCCTCGAACGCCGCGTGACGGTCACCGCGCGTCGCCAGCGCCTGCCGCAGCACGTACCGCTGCCAGTCATCCAGCACCAGCCCCGCCTGCGCGGCCAGCTCGATCGCGTCCTCGCCCTGCGACCAGTCGTCCGCCGGCGGCAGCGAGCACAACCGCGGGCGCTGCTCACCCAGCGGAACGGGCGGCACGCCGGGCCCGGAGGTCATCGATCGCGCTCCTCGCCTTCGGCGCCGCCTTCAGCAGCTCCGTCATCGTCACCCGCAGCTCCCGCGCCGCCTGCGCCGACGCGGCCAGCCGCTTGTCCGTGCCGACGTCGCCGTCCGTGCCAGCCTCGTCGAGCAGTTTCGCCAGCGCCAGCGCCGACGCGGCCAGCGCGCAAGCGCGATCGGCCGGTGGCAAACGCCGCAGATCACGCCGCACTGCCAGGGTGACCGGGCCGGCTCGTTTCGCCACACGGCCCTCCGTTACGGTGCGTGACAAATCTGCTGGGTCCCCGCGCGAGACTCAGGG